ACCGCCACGAATCAGCATTGCGGCTTGGAGGCTGGCCATCGTAGTCTGGCTGCTGCTCTTGCTGTGGATCGCTGGCCCGCTTGGACGAGCTTCGCGGGAAGCTTCAAGGTCTTTTTGCTTGCGAATGGTCAACTCGGTTTTCTCCTGAGTCCAGCCGTTTAGGATCGCGTGCGCTGCGACGTCCACGGTCTTGCCTTTGATCGAAATCGAAGGGTTTCCGAACTTCGCGCACAAAGAACGGATTTCGGCGGCTTTCTGCGTTTCGCTTGCGAGCTGAGCGCGAAGGTCGATTGCTTCGGAAGAAGCGGTTGCAACGGGTTTATCTTCCATCGCTTTCACTTCTTCGGACATTTCAGCATCCGCCACCGGAGGAACCATTTCCTCCATCACTTCGGCGTACTGCTTCTGTAAAACCATCTTCAGGTCTTCGGATACACTCGCTGGATCGAGGCCCAACGAGGCTACCCATTCTTCAAAAGTTGGCATCTGTTGTGCCTCCATATATCCCGACTTTTTGGCTAAAACTTCCGTTGCGGTTTCGGGATCTCCCGCGACGGAAACGAACGAAATTTCTTCAAGCGTCGAAGCGGTTACGACAAGGATCGGCCCATCAAATTGACGACCGTTGACCGTGACTGTTTGCCCTTCGCTTGTGGTTGTGTAGTCATTGATCGAAAGACCGACTGAAGCTTTCCACGGGAAGCCAGCCCTTCCTGATTGAATCAACTCTTGTGAATCGGCGTTCTGAATTGAGAAAACACCAGTTGCTTCAAGCTGCGTCCCGTCGTTATTGATTTCGGTCGTGTGACCAACCGGACGCGACGTGTCGTGATCGCGATGAACTGGCAAAGCTTCGGATCGAATCTGCATTCCGCCAAGATCAACGACAACCGGCCCACTCCAGCGGATCGCTAGCTTCGGATTCATCACGCCGCCAGAATAAGCGTGAAGCACAAAACGCGGCGTTGCTCCGGCCTCGGCATTAAGCTCAATCGATCCAGTTGCATTGAAGCGAACAGTGTTATCTTTGCTTGCGGTCATTTCTGCCTCAATCTGTCGTACTAGCTTGTTGGCCCAAACCTTTCCAGGCTCACCGCCCCAAAGTGCGTAAGCGATTCTTCCCGCACTTGGAAAGCCTTTCTCACCCGGCGAGAATCCTTCGCCTTTCTTGTCAACTTCATGGCGATCAAAGTAGGCTTTCATCCGTTTCGCGGTTTCCGGCGAGATGTTTTTGCCGTTGCTCAAATCGCGTGCTCTGGCAACCCCAACTTCGGTTCCGCCTCGGTTGTATTCCCGTCGCCAATCCAAACCACGCTTGGCTTCTTCGCGAACGCCTTTGGGTGGCGAAAAGTCGATGTCATCAATTGCAGCGTTAAGCTCTGGCTGTGTGTACGGCATTACGGCTTCAAGACTCCGCTGATTTGGACGTTGAGTTCAAGCAGAGCCGTTGTCGTCGCAATCCCAAGGATCGTCACATAATCCGCGCTCGTTAGGTCGCCGATCGGACAAATTGCGCCCTTCGTTCGGCTGACCGTGTAGACTTCGCCGACTGTTAGCGTTGCACCAAGATTGATTTTGCCTTTGCTGCCGAGAACAAAGAATCCGCTTGTTGCGGCAGCGGTTAAAGCGATCCCCTTCGCCTCGGCTTTCGCTGCGCCATCGTTCGAGTCGCACTGGTAGTATTTACCATCGGTGGAACTTAGATAAACCGGCATCCCTTGAGTGATCGATTCGCCAGCGGTGAAGATCGCAATTCGTGCATCTAAAGCACCGACGGCGACGTTTGCGGCTGTTTGCGAGAGGTTAGCCACTTGCAGCATCCTCCTTTGGAACCGAATCAACACTGCCATCCGAAGCGTCGTCAAGAAGTGCGGCGACGTTATCCGGCGACAAACCAAGTCCGGAAAGCATCACGGTTGCCATCGTGCGCGTCATCTTCTTGGAAGCGTACTCGGTCAAAATGTCCATGATCGCTTTACGATTGCGGTTCCACTGGAGGCGAGATAGACCCATGAATTCGCCCGATGCGGAGTTTTGCTCGGCTTGCACTTGCTCGGCCTCCTGCTTCGCTTGTGCGGCCTGATCGGCGGCTTTCGCTTTCGCTGCTTCTTGCATCTGAAGGACCATCACCTGCTCTTGCGAAAGCATTCCGAGAGCCTTGCGGCGATTAAACTGCTCCATCAATTCGCGATAGTGTGCTTCGCCGTCGATGTTGTTCTCGGCGAAATACTTTTCTTCCGTCATTAGGCCGTTGTTAATCAAGCTTATCGCAGCGTTCGCGTCGTCAACCGGATTAGCGGATTTCGCTGGCGGCCATGTCCACTGGTGCGGGATTTCTTCGATCGCATCGATTGCTGGTAGGTAGCCATCGATTAGTAAAGCTTCATCGAGCCACCAAGAGAAAATCTTGTCGAGGCAAGCGGTCTCCCATTCGTTGCGTTCAATTTCGATCTGGTGATAGTAAAGCTGATGATCGAGTCGCGCGGAAGAATAGTTGTACTGCGATGAATCGCCGCGGGCCTTGTTAGTTGGCATCCCTAAGCATCGAGCGATCTCCATCAGGATCGCATTGCGGAAGCTTTCGTAAGTCGTCGTTGGCTGCTCTGGCCGGAACTGCGACATCTTCCAGCCGTAGGGAAGGCTTGTCATCATCCCTCGATCGATTTGAACGTGATCGAAAGGAGCCACCGACGTATCAACGGTTTGACCTGTAGAATCGTAAGTGTTCGCAGTCGTCTCAATCACGGCGGCAAAGTCAGCAGCGGTTTCAGCGGCAAGGATCGTAGCGAGCGTGTAGCGTCGCAGCATCGCGAAAAGAGGAAGTGCGGGTGTGACTTCGGGAATACCTCGAACCTGTCCAGGTCGAACGCGATTGAAGACGTGAATCATGTCTTGTTCGAAGACGTCTTCTTTTTCGAACGAGTTGATAACCCAAGTATCACCGGGATGCTGTTTCAAAACGTGGTAAATCGTCGGATTGTTATAGCGATCGAAGATAATCCCATCGACTGCTCCCGGTCGTCCTTCAATCCAACCTGGCGTGGAAATCTGATCGGCTTCAACTAGCTGAACGTCGAGCTGTACCTGATTGCGGATAATCGGATTGTTGACGCGAAGAAGAAAGGCTTCGCCATCGACGCACTTAGCGAGTCGTGCTGTGCGCAGTTTGCGCGTTAAGTTGATCGACTTCATCCAGCGGTAAAACTGCCGTTCAATCTCCCTAGCCGCATCGCGGTCTGGAAGCTGAACTTGCAGCCTCGGCCCGGTGCTGACAGTGTCGTTGGCTAGCGTGTTAACGATGCCATTTCCAAACGAGTTGGCTTCTAGGCATTCGTATCTTGCTCGCTGCCTCAGCGTTTTTCGGATCGTCAGACTATTAGCAGCGGAAGCGGAAAGGTCGTCAGCATATCGCCAGTGCTTTTGGTTTTCGCCGGTCGTTTGTGCGGCGTCGTAAGCGGCGGAAAGCTCGGCGCGGGAATCGGCTCGCATCTTGCGGAGTGCTTCCGCTTGCTTGGTCGCTTGCTGAATCGGTTTGCCGAACTGGTCAACGATTGGCATCAGCCGCGATCTCCGTTTACGGCGGAACCTTTGCGAATCTTTGCGAAGATAAGCCCGCGCCACGGCGTCGCGGCTCCGGCGTTGGCGGCTCGGTGGCGATCGGCTTCGATAAGCTCTTGCGTGCTCGCTCTCGTTGCGGAAGTACCGTCTACGCTAACCGATTGCGGCTTGCTGGCTGCTTCTGCGATTTCACCGGGAGTTAAGCTTCCGTCGGCGTTTGGCACTTTTTGAGACTCGCTGTAAGAATTTTGCTACGTTTCGGCTGTAGCGTTCATTCTACTCGACTTGTCTAGTGCCTACTCCCGACGACGGTTCAGAGCTTCGTCCCGCATCTGCTGGAGGCTCTTGCGAGGTCGTTGCAAGACTGGTTGCGGATCGGCTTGCGTCCGAACGCCAACGACCGAAGCAGCCACAAGGCACATCACCAAGCAATCCAAGAAGTGATTGTCTCGGCCTGTCAATAGCTGCCATTCAACAAGCGTTCGACCTCGACCAGCGGTTTCAATCGCTTGTTCGCTACAAAGGTGATCGGCGAGCATCCGGTGCTTCATCGGAGAAGCCTTGTAGAGCATCATTGCGCCCGGTTCGCCTTCCGGCTGCTGAAGCCTCTGGTGTAAGACGGTCTTCCAGTGATTCACGTCCGCGATGATATGTCGCGGAACTTGCTGCCCGGCGTTTGCTGCCGAGATACGCCACTCTGGCCCAACGATCTCACCGGGCTTTCGCGGCCACTGATTGATCGGAGTTTGCTTGGCAGAAACTCCGCGACCGTGCCACGGAAGCCAAAGTGAACGCTGTTCGGATTGGCGAACGAAAGAATAAACGGTTTTGGTACTTGGCCCCCAGTTGGCGTCAATTACGATTCGTTCGATCGGCATCGCTGCGCCGTCGTCGCGGACGAACTGACGAGATAGCAAGTGCGATTCAAGTCGTCTGAGTCCGGAAAGCAAAGAGGCTTCCAGGTTGCCGACTCCGGTTTCGTGCGTGATCGTTCGTTCGATCTCGGAAAGCGTGTAGTAAATCTTTCCCTGATCTGGCCAAACTCCGTAATCGACGACCCACGAGGTGAAGCCGTCAGCGACGGCTAACACAGCATAGAAGAAAGCGTTTTGCTGAATATCGACCGCGCAAACGAGGTGATTCGCTTCGCGGGGAATCTCGCCTTGTGCGTAACCGCTGGCGCGTTGACAAATGACGTCTGCCGTTGCAGCGTGTTTGCCGGTTTGGTTGCCGAGTGTTTCCTTGGGGTCGTTTTGGTACTCGGCATCGAAGGTATCCGGATTGCCTAGCTTTAGATTCACGGCGTGCTGGATCGCGGAAAGTTCATGCGGCTCATAGCGTGCTGGCCAGCCGACGATCGAGCCTTCGTCCATCTCTTGCCGGTGCTCGGCGTAGAACTCAGTGGCTTGTGGTAGTTTGTCGTTACCTTGCTTAAGATCGCTGATTCGCAGTTCAGCGTAGGAGTCCCAGAGTTTTTGATTACTTGGCCATCGGTAAACCATGCGGCAGCGTTCGCCGTTCCACCTTGGATGAATCGAACGATCGAGGAGTCGGTCTGCCATATCACCGCGACGGATGACCGTACAAGGCATTACACCCGCGATTCGTTTGCCCGGCCCGGCAAGACCAAGGATCGCACCCGATAAGACGCGTTCGCGCTGAGCGCACTGGTTTTCGGATTTCGCGGAAGCATCGGTTTGGGGGTCGTCAACGATCGTCAAGTCAGGTCGCATCGATTCGCCATCGGCGTTGACATACTTTGCACCACGGATGCGGCCTAAGAGGCCAGCGACGCGGATAATCGAACCTGAAGCGGCGGAATCCTTAACCGTCGGCAAAATAATCTGGTTGCCTTTGTAGCCGATGTTCGTTTGCTTGCCGCCGAGCATTTGGCCTTTAGCTCGCTGCGAGATGCCTTCAAGTTTCTGAATCGGAAAGCAGACTTCCGGAAAGTCTTGCGTAAGGATCAAGTTGGTTTCCAGTTCGACCTTTAGTTCGGCTAGAAGTTCTTTCGCGGCGTCGGCGGATGCACCAACGAGCATGGCGAATTTGCGGTGGCCGTAGAGAATGGCCCAAAGAAGTGCGCGGACGCAAATCGTGGTTTTGCCGCTGCCGCGCGGCATAGCAAGTGCAAAGAGGCCACCTTCAAGAATCGCGGTTTCAAGGCGTGCGATGACTTTCCGGTGATCGTCGCCGAAGTCGAGGAGGAAGGATTGCGGAAAGTACGAAACAAAAAAGGTCATCATCGATCGCGCGGAAGCATCACGGCGTTCTTGATTCGCAACGGTTGGAAGCGGACCGATTTCGCGAACGGTTTCGTACTCGGCGCGTCGCTTGGTCGCAACTCGATTGCGATGTCGGTCTTCTGCCGACATTTTGCCGGTGACAATCTTTTCGGCCTCGGAAAGCTTTTTGTAGGCTTTCCAAGCTTTTTCCTTTCCTTCTGCGATTTCCTTGAGACGATCGGATTCAGACATTTTCGCGGTATGCCTGTTTTCCGGTTAGATTTTCCCACCGCTTCACGATCACATCGCAGTACTGTGGGCTGATCTCCATGCCGTAGCATTTGCGGCCGAGTTGTTCGGCGGCAATGAGAGTGGTGCCGGTTCCGCAAAACGGCTCATACACGCTCTTTGATTGGTCGCATAGCGTCTGCATCACCCAAGCCGGAACGTGTAGCGGCATGGTGGCCGCATGGATGTCCGAAAACTCGTTTCCTCTTTGCGGAGGCGCAACGTAGACGCTCTGGACGGTGCCTCGCCACGATGAGAGCGGGACAGCCCTCGACGCGCCATCGCTGGCGGCAAAGATAATCATCCACTCGTAACGCGACGCCATGACTCCGGCCGCCATCGCTGGTGCGGCGTGCCCTTTGTCCCACGTCGCGACATCGACAAGCCTGCCCGCGTTGTCCGCGATAAACCTGACTAGGTCTCGCTTGTTTCCAGCCAGCGGCTGCACGTTGACCACCCACGCATCGGACACAGCCCTATCGCTTGTACCGAACCACGCGGACATTAGTTCGGCCCACTCGGCGGCGTTGTCTTCGTGGTCATCGTATGCGTTGGCTTTCGCCGCCATTTTTTTGTTGCCAGACAATGCCACCGACTTTCCCAGAGCATACGGCGGCGACGTGAAACACAAATCCGCCTTCGCCCCAGCCATCAGCCGCTCGACATCCTCCGCCTTCGTGCTGTCCCCGCACAACACCCGATGCTTTCCGAGAATCCACAAGTCTCCCGGCTTGGTGATCGGATCGACTGGAGGTTCGGGTACGTCGTCTTCGGTGACTTCCTGCGGTTCTTTCAAGATTTCATCAAGCTCCTTGAGGTCAAATCCTGCTGCATCACGCAAAGCGTCATCGAGTCCTTCTAGCGTTGCTTTGAGAATCTCATCATCCCATTCAGCGAGTTCCGCAGTTCGGTTGTCCGCGATCGCATAGGCTGACATATCCGCGCCGGTGAGATCCGATTGAACCACCGCGATCGTTTCCCAGCCGAGTCGCTTGGCGGCTTCAAGTGTTCCGTTGCCTGCACGAACGACATTAGATAAATCGACAACGATTGGCTTCTGTTGGCCGAAACGGCGAAGGCTCGCCATGATTGATTCGATGTTCCGATCGGAGTGCTTGCGAGCGTTTGCCGGATCGGAAGAAAGGTCTTTAACGCTGCGTTTTTCAATTTTCATAAAGTACCACTTTAGATTGATGCACAAACGGTTGATGCACAAACGGTTGACCTACAAAAGAGGTAAAGAAAGAAACTGTATCTCAAAATGAGAC